GATCCGGGATCTTACATGAGGCAGAATCGATGAGTGATCCGCAAACTTGCCATACGTGCGGAAAATACTATTGCTCGTGTGTTGTCATCGAGGACATGTACGACGACGCACGACGAATACCTACACGCAACATAGAGGAGCAAACCGAAGATGAATGATTCACGAACTGCGCCAACGATCAAGATTGGTGGAAACGTCGAGTACGCAAAAGTCTCTGCTCGTCTAGCCGAATTCCATAAGGACAACACCGAGTGCAGCATCGAAACGGAGTGCGAATTCAAGGACGGCTGGGTGATGTTCTCGGCGCGAATCACAACGTCACGAGGAATATTCACCGGTCACAGCATGGACAAAGCTAGCGTACGACCCAAGCAATTCGAGAAACAGGAAACGATTGCGGTTGGACGTGCTCTGGCGTTTGCGGGCTATTTGTCATCCGGGGAAATCGCCAGTTTCGACGAGATGGCGGATGTTAGTCAGTTGGCACCGTCTTCAGACGTGCCTTTCGAGGAGTGAGACTTTGAGGCGTTACCATCGAATCGATCCTGATGACATGAACGAATCACCCGAAAGAGGAAATGAAATGGCGAATAAAACAAATCCACGGAATATCAAATTAGACGGCACTGATTATCACATCGGTTTCGGGGCGGGGGATGATGGCGACGAAATAGAATATCTAATGGATGCACTGCGGCGATTACGGGACGAGCCGACGAGTTCGCGGCTTGAGAGTATTCAATTTTGGTGTAAGGCGATTAGTAACTCTGCGTCAACGATCGCTTGGGCGTCTACGAGGCATTTCGTCGAACACGAGAAGAAGGCGAAGGAGGATCTGCTTCAATGGCTCAGCGAATGAATAAGCGATTCCTCGACTGTTCAAAAATGACGATCGAAGAGGCAGAATCGTACGGTACAGGATTGGCCGAGCAACAACGCGATGTAATGTTTCAGCTTGGCGACCTCGCTCGATATGCGGAGGCACGGTGGCCGGATAATCATTATCAGGTGTGGCCAGAATGGGTTTCACATGGGCTGATTGCTCGAGCTGCTGGCGTGGCGAGGGCATACCCGAATCAGTCTGATCGATTACACGACGTTACTTTCACGCAGTACATGCAAAATGCAGGACGCCAGGATCGTCACGAGCGACTCGCGGCTATCGTGGATAAGGGTTTGACGTCGGACGAATCACGCAAGGCCGATTGGGACGAGCAACAGCGTTGGCTTTTAGCAATTGACGTGCATTTTTACTTGCATCGGTTTTGGTATTCGGGTGCGGAATTGGAATCAGCTATGTCGGTGGCGTCATGGGTTGGACGACTCGTTGAAAGGCTGATCGAGAAACAACTCACTGACGTTGTCTGTTGCTTCGACAGCAAGCGAAACCATCGGAAGGAATTAGTGGCAAATGCAGGGTGGGAAGATCAGTACAAAGACAGGCCGCCAAAGCCAGAGGGACTGGGACACCAATTGACGCTGGTGCGTGAACTGTTGGAAAAGGCTGGTTACTGTTGCGTTTCGCAAGACGGTTTTGAGGCCGATGATTTACTCGCCAGTTTTGCAAAGCAATTCGACGGGCGAGTATCGATTAGTTCTGCCGATAAGGACTTGCGTCAATGCCTTAGCGACGAGTGCAACATGCTACTCGATGTCACTTGGTCCGAGGACGAAACGAGCGGCGACATGATTCCAGACTACAAGTGGCTCAGCGCTAGGTCTCATACGGAGGCAACCGGAATTAGGCCGGATCAGTGGGCAGAATACCAGGCGATCATGGGGGATAACGTCGATGGCATCAAAGGGGTGGCTGGAGTGGGCGCCAAAGGTGCTGCGGATCTGATCAAAGAATTCGGCACAGTCGAGGGTGTGATTCAGGCCGCTAAGGATGATCACGAATCTATTCGTCCGAAGAAGCGGGAAGCGTTGATTGACTTCGAGGAAAAGCTTGCGGTCACCCGTCGGCTGGTGACTCTAAAAACGGATCTGGAAATACCAACGACAACGAGGATCTAAATGGGCAAACGCAGGAAGCGTACCAATTCACGCGTGCCGGCGAAAGGGCGATTGCGAGACATGGCCGATCGACTTTGGTCTAGAGCGGTTCGAGACGACTGGGCCAACCGTTGTGCGGTCTGCGGTAAGGGAAAGGTCGAAGCACATCACTTGGTGCCCAGGCAATTCGAGGCGACTCGCTACAACCTCCTAAATGGAGTGGCATTATGTGCGAGTTGTCACAAATTTTGCCCAGACGTTTCTCCCCATTTGAACGCATCGGGCTGGATGGATTGGTTGCGATCTGAGCATCCAATTTTGGCTCAGTGGTATGAAAACAACCCTCGGCCAGAATTCCATGGGACGAAGAACGCTGCGTACTACGTTGCACAGATTCAGCGGTTGCGGCAATACGTACCCGATGACGCGGAGAAGATCTGCGGGGTGAAATTCTACGCTTGGTTGGAATATCAATTCTGGAATGGAGAAGATTAGATGCTAGTCATGACACGTAAGAAGAACGAATCCATCATGCTGGGCAATAATATTCGGCTGGTAGTGGTGCAAATTAAAGGTGAGAAAGTGCGATTAGGGATTGAGGCGCCGCTTGAGATGCCTGTACATCGGCAAGAGGTTTACGACGATATTCAGCGTGACAACGACGACCGGAATTCAGATTCCGCTTGACTCGATTCTGTGAATTCGGCATGATGTGGGCTCACCATATCACTGTCGTAACAATCCAAGCCCCCCCTGTCTCTGAACGACTTTCGATGTGGTGTTGAAAAATTTCTGTTCAAATCAGGGGGGCACTAATTCAATGGAGTGTTTGTGTCCAAAGCAATTACGAATCAGGTATTCGATTACGCACAAGTATCGGAAGACGACAAGGCCAAGCTGATCTACTTTGAAGGCCAGCTATTCAAGAGTCGCAAACGAGTTGCGGACGAGATCATCAAACACGGTGAGATCCTGCACGGCGTCCAACAGGTGCTAGCAAACTATTCAAACGGAGTCTTCTGCGAATGGTTGGAGGCAACCGGAACATCGTCTAGTTCGGCTTATCGTGCGATCGATTCATACCAGTCATTCAATGGGTTTTCCCAATTGGGAAATCTGGAAGTGTCAGCCATGTACGCACTTACGAAAAATGATGGTGCCAGAAAGAAGGCGATGAGGCTTGCCGACAAGGGTGTGAAAGTCACTCACGCTATGGCGAAACAGTTGATCGAGGACTGCCAACCGAAGCTGGAAACGATTGAGCACGACGAAACAGGAGAGGATGGCCGAACGGATTCGGACGGCACGGAGCCCACAGAGGAGACCGCTCACCAGCCTGCCGAGGATGGCATGGAATCGGCTGGTGAGGATATTGGAGCGACGAATACCGAGTGGGAGGACGTGGATGAATCGATTCCAGAGCCCGAAGAGCCATCGAAACCGGATCCCGAAAAGTGCAAGAACCTAGCGAATCAGTATCGTGACAAGCTCGCACGGGCGATCTGCGATTACCACCAATTGACACCGAATCGGGACGAGCGTGATCGGTTGGTTAAGTTGGTGCAGGGAGTGGATTTATGGTAACTACCATGATGATCGAATTACCGTCACTCTACGGCCATCAAGAGACGATGCGCGACGACATCCGAGCGGCACTCGCCAAACATCGCCGGGTGATTCTGTGTGCTCCTCCGGGGACGGGCAAAACTCGGCTAGCTAAATGGATCATGGGATCGTTCGCCAACCGGGAGAATCGAGAGGGCGAATCAGGGCGGGCGATTTTCGCGGTTCAGCGGCGGGGCTTGGTCACGAATGCGTCGGATTCATTCGGGGAAGAGCCTGAATTACCCCATGGAATCATCATGGCAGGGCGTGAGACTTCGCCAGGGTGCGGAATTCAGGTTGCGTCCATAGACACAATCAACTCTTGGTATTGCGAAGGTGGAACATACGCCACGGACTGGACTTATGATCTTGTCGTTTTCGATGAGACACATACTCACGTCAGCAAGCTACGCACGTTTCTGGCCGCCCATGATACCAAGCGTAGGGAATTGGGGCTGAAGCCTTGCTTTGTATTGGGCCTGTCCGCGACACCACAACACAAAGAACTCAACAAGGTGTACAAGTCGATCGTCAACGGGCCTTCTCCGGGATGGCTGATCGAGAATGGATACCTCAGCCCGTTTCGGTACTACCAGTGCACCCAGGGTCAATTACAGAAGCTCGTCAAGAGCGGCGACGATTACACACAGGACAGCGTATCGGAAGCGATGGCGGGGCTAGCTGGCGATCTGGTGGCGGATTGGAAGCGACTCGCAGAGGGACGCGCCACGGTTGGATTTTTCCCACGACGGACACATGCCAAAGATGCGATGGAATTATTGCGGGCCAGCGGAATTGACGCACACTACGTGGATGGCGAAACATCCGACGAGGATCGACAAGGGCTGTTCGGGCGACTGAATGCCGGGGCCATCGACTATATCTGCAACGTGGGCGTTATCGAGCGTGGCACTGATATTCCTCGCGTGAGTTGTATCCAGATGTGTACCGCAGTCGGAAGCGTCGTACGGTGGCGGCAAATGATCGGGCGTGGATCCCGAATTCACCCGGCGAAAAAGGATTGCCTCGTGTTGGATCATTCGTCGGGGATTCGGGATCACGGATTTTTCGACGACGATATCGAATGGACGTTGGAATGGGGTGAGCGTCCGAGTAAGGATCATGAGCCAAGATCGACGGTGGAATGTCCATCCTGCAAGGCAGTGTATCGAGGCGGAAAATGCAACGCCTGCGGATACGAGCCAACCGCGAAAGAGCGGAAGAGCCAGGGGTTGGAATTCACTGGCGGCGAATTAAAAGAGGTGACGAAAAAAGAGCGGAAAGAGCCAGCTAAAAAGACATGCGAACAGATGATGATATCGGCGTTATTCGTCGTCGGTCGGCGCGGTGGCACTTGGGGGCAAGCGTGGTACATCGCGAAAAAGATGGCTGACAAACAGGGTACACAGCTTCGCGTTCCCTCGTCGATCGAGGTGGCCGGCAGAAACTACAGGATGATTCCGTATGGTCACCCAGACGCGAAGTTGCGAGTACGTGACACGTATGGGTTCACTGTTGGGAATTATTCCGATGGCGACAATCCATACCGGCAGTAACAGAGTCAAAGGAGGCACCGTACTGATGAATGAATATATGAGGCCATTAGCGCAAGGACACAGCAGAATTCGGCTAGCAATTCGGCAGGGGAATCAGCATCCATTGAGCAAGTTGACGGTCGAGATCGTGTTAGAGATCCGGCAACGATTTGAGGACAACCCTGAATTGCTATTCAAGGACGTGGCTCCCGAATACGGCGTATCAGCCACGACGATTCGGAAGGTCGTTACACGTCAAAGCTGGGCACATATTTAGGATCGATTCCGATGGAGTGGGACAGCAACGCGATATGGAAACGACAGATAGAGCGGACTCTGAATCGATTAGGCTCGATGGTGACGGGCAACCAGAAATTCCAGGCGGATCGAATAGCTGACGTGATTGAGCAGATCGACGAATTGCGGCAGGAATTGAAACGGGTTGCGGATCGTCAGGACGTTATGGCGGATTGGATTAAGGCGAATATTCCGAATAGTCGTGGTGAGTCGGGGGAGTGAATGAGGCTTGCGTATGCCTGATCGGTCTGGAATCGTGCGGGTTCTTCGAGTTCACTCCCCCTCTTTGAATTTGAATTAAAAAAGGAAATGAGTATGCGAAACACACCGTCACATAAGCCAACGATTCACCTGCCTGATGGCAGTGTCCGAGTAATAGTGGAGAACCAACCGATCAGCGAATGCAAAGAGTCATTCAGATGCAAGTATTGCTACACGATACATGATGACTGGTGGAATATGGATCCAGTCGAATACGGTGAGGATGGGGTTATTCTGTGCGGTAAGTGCGAACACACGAGCATGAAGGAATTCGCGAGTATCGCTGGTGAGTTCACGCCGGGCGATTCGGAATTGACACAGGACGATTAAACGGTAAGCTGGAATCAATCGGGTTTGACACTCCGAGGACTTGTAACAGAGTGAGATCATGAATAACAATTCAAACATCGGAACGCATCCCTCGACGGTCTCACTCCCGTTGACTGCTCCGATCATCGCCCCGGTCTCGTTGTCAGCGTGGCGCGGGGTCTTTTTCATGGAATGAGTGAGATCATGAGAGTGAACATTGAAACCATCGCGCCTAACGATGCGTTGACAATGCTAAAAATGAATACGGCAAACTTCCGAAAGCCGGACCACCACCGAATCAATGCGTATTCAAACGAGATGAAGGCTGGCAGTTGGGTTAACAATGGCGATTCAATCAAGTTTCAAGGGGATGAGTTGATTGATGGCCAACATAGGCTAATGGCAATAGTCAAATCAGGCGTAACAATTGTGACGGTCGTAGTCAGAGACGTTGAAGGCGTTGATGCTCCTCGGACGATTGACAGAGGAAAACCTAGGACAGTGGCACAGTGGTGCAACTACAAGGGAATAAAGTACGGTTCAGTCGTGTCGTCATCGACAAAGCTAATCATCCAGCACGAGAAGGGATTATGGGGTAGAGGTAATGGCATGAAGCCAGAGGAAGTAACCGATTCCGAGATATTCAAGTTCATCGAAACGAACAATACGCATTTACAACAATGCTGCGTTATGGCTCGCAGAGTGAGAAACATTATTCCGCAATCAACAATGGCGGCGGTTCTGTTCATCGGTTGCTCTAGAAAAGATCCATATCAAGATGATCTAGCGAAGTGGTTCTGCGAGGCATTAGAAAACGGCGAAGGAATGGATCATGAGGACTCGGTACTTCATCTCCGCAATCGGATATTGTCGGCAACTCCAGCAAAGCCAATCAGTACCAACATGAAAAGAATGCTCCTGACTATGGCTTGGAACAAGGCCGTGGCCGGTGAGCCTTGCAGTAATGCGTCGCTACGAATTCGCATGACTGGGCCAAGCAAGCAACCAATGCCAAATGAAGTGCGAACGACGGAGTGATTCGATGTTAGCCCCTGATGGCAAAACAGGAACGTGTGCGGCTACCTGCCTGGATCTGAGGATCGAATAGGGTGTGTCCAAATCCATCCGAAAGATGCAACAACCGGATATTGCTCAGATGTTATCGGGACACCTGGATTGACTCAGGACGATTCCAGGTTAGACTTTTCTAATCGGGTTTGACACTCCGAATTCACCGAGAGCAAGGATATGATTACAATCAAAACTATCGGCACGCATCCCCTTCGAGTCCTTGCTCCTCGAATATGCTCCGATCATTGCCCCGGCCATGTTGTCAGCATGGCGCGGGGTTTTTTATGGAGTGAGCGAATGGAGTTTCATACGGATGGCAAATTCTGCGGCGGCCCTTACGACGGGATGTTGATTAGCTTTGACACGTCCAACGGATGGACCGAGCCACCGGGGACAATATCCGTTGACCAGGGTGCAGTGAGGATGGAACTGCATGGCACCCTTCTCAAATTCTTGAAGTACGGCTACAGCGATCAGATGAGGTACGTCAGCAGCGAGTGGTATGTAGAGATTGAAGGGGAGTTTTTTGAATTTTTAAACCTCGCACACCAGCAAGAGGACATGCTTGAGTTAGCGAAAAAAGCGGATGGGCGGGTGTTGATTGAAGGCAAGTACACATGGGAAGCAGTTTAATGGAGCTAATCACAAAGTCGTTTGCCGATCAGTGTATTGCGTTTCCATCAAGAGTGGATTCGGTGCTTGCTAAAATCACGACAGTCGATGGAGCCAAAGACCTCCTAGGCAAAGCGTCTGCGATGCAGCATTACGCCGATCGATTGAAGGCTGGAATTGAGGTACAGAAACCTATCGCGGTTGGCGTGCTGAAGATCAAGACGAAGCTGGGCGAATTGATGCCAGCGGGGAAACCTGGACGTGGAAATAAAACCGATGGGCAGACCGTCGGAATTAACAAGTCAACGGTGACCGCATACCGCAAGATGGCAGCCAACGCGGAAAAGCTCGACGATTACGCCAACGCGACGGACGACGTGCCGACTCAAGGCGAATTCCTGAAGTACATCGCCAACGGTAGCATCATTGCGACTAAGCATGGAAACGGTGTAGTCGATTGGTACACGCCAGAGAAGTACATCGATGCAGTGCGTAAAGTGCTAGGAGAAATCGACCTCGATCCAGCCACGTCAAAGTGTGCACAGGACATCATCAAGGCGACGACGCACTACACGGAAGCCGATGACGGACTATCGAAGGAATGGGCCGGGCGAGTGTATTTGAATCCACCGTTTAAGATGCCGGACGTCCAGTCGTTTGTTTACAAGCTTTGCGATTCCATCGAATCCAAGGCAGTAAGCCAAGCCATCATGCTGACCAACAACAACACCGATACGAAGTGGTTTCATCGTGCCGCCAGTTTGAGCCAAGGCGTCTGCTTCACTGCAGGACGCATTTCCTTCTACAACGCTGCTGGCGATCAATCATCCCCGACTAATGGGCAATCGTTTTGCTACTTCGGCAAGAGGCAGGCGGCGTTTGCTCGCGAATTCAGCAAGTTGGGAGTCGTCTTGTGTCCGACATTAAAGACAAAATAAACGCCAGCGCGGACGCATTCCATACGAAGCTTTGGCCACTGATTCAAGCCAAGCTTGGGGGCGGCCGTCTCGTGCATGTAGAATCCGTGTCCGATTCAGACTTCTTCAAGCAAGTGCTCGACATGTATGGAGGAATTGATACTTGGCACGTCGATGATGACAAGTCACTTGTGCGGGGGTTGGCATCGAGAATGCAAAGGACGAAGCGAGTGTTTCGTACATTCACGATTCGCTACCGCAAGAGGAGTGGATGTAATACTGAAATCCACAAGCGGATGAAGTCGCTCCAGCAACCAGGGCAATGGCTGCATCCGTCTTTGGTATTGCAAGGCTACTTTTCTCCAACTGATGGCGGCGGTTACGGAGAACCTAAAGCTGCAGCGATTGCGAGGATGGACGACGTTATCCGAATTATCTGCGATGGTCATCAAGGCAAGGACTATCGCGATCCTGGCGATTGGTATCTAGACGTGACAAGTGCCAAGTGGGGCAATCGCGACAACACAGAGTTTGCAGTTGTGCCGGTGTCGTCTCTTGAAAACGCTGGAATGAAAACGAGTTGGATGGAATTCAAATAATAGCCCCAGTTGGCAAAACAGGAACGTGTGCGGCTACCCGCCTGGATCTGAGGATCGAATAGGGTGTGTCCAAATCCGGTATCTGCTGGACGTATGAACTTGACGCAATTGGCGTTATCCAGCAGACGGCGGCGAATTAGTGTCTCGTGAAATACACGCTACAGGTTTAGTGTGTACCAGAAGCGGTTTCGCGAGACACAAACGTCGTGAGAATTCACCCGGTGCCGAGGAGC